CTTAAACAGTGCTTCTGTTTCAGCAAAGTTTGTTTTTCCTTTGGTCTCATGAAGAGATAAAATTTCTCTCTTGAAATTGTGAATACCAAAGAGTTTTACATCTTCTTTCAGTTCATCAGATGAACCATAATAGGTTTTCCAATCTGATTCCTTTTTTACTTTTCTTTTCTTTCCAGGAGGCTTTCGAAAAAACCAGAAGACCTTTCTCCCAATGTACTGTCGTTGGTTACTGAGATTGGTAATGAGATAAACAAAACCATAGTAGTTGAGAATATCATCACTAGTAAAAGGTCTCTCCAAAAAGGTCCAGGGGTTCTCGTAGTCACACACATATCATTCACAACTGGACTATTTAGTGGTGATGGTCCTCCCCATCCCAAACATAAGGTTCAGATGATGAAACAACATCTGATATTTTAGAACCATGAAGTTCTCTAATTATCCTTACCTGTTCATCCAGAGGTTTCTGGTGAAGATAGATATCACGTTTATACCACCACTCCATAAACTTATGAAGTCCTCTATGGGCAAGAAAACGAAAAGGCGGTCTGAGTGAATCAGACCACCTCTTAAATCTTATCAGAGATTTATTGTGTGGATATAGGTGTTCTATTTCACAATGCAAAGTTTGCGAAAGTGTCTTTCTGAACATCTTGTTTGATTCCACCAACCAGATAATTCTCTACTTCTGTCTCTTGTGGGGCGACTTGTAAACCCTTAGATGAAATCCAGTGTTGTGTCCATGGAAGTGGATTGTTCTTTGCACTGACATCATAAACAGGTTTCAACCCAATTGCTTTAATTCTACGGTTTGCAATCCATTCGACATACTTCTGTAACAAAGTGTCATTCAAACCAATCATTGAACCATCCTTGAATAGATAGTCAGCCCACTTCTTCTCTTCATTGACAGCACGGTCAAACATTGCATAGACCCACTCTTCTTCTTCCTGAGCAATTTGTTTCATCTCAGGATCATCACCCTCTCTCCACTTGTTGAGGATGTTCTGAGTGATAGCCAGATGCTGATTCTCATCCCTTGCAATCAGAGAGATGATCTTTGCAGACCCCTCCATGAGTTTGAGTTCACCGAAAGCAAAAGAACAGGCAAAAGAGACATAGAAACGAATGCCCTCAAGAATATTAACATTGGCAACTGCTCTGTACAGTTTTCTCTTAAGTTCTTTAATCTCATATGCAGATGAAGGTGAACCTCTCCAATCCTCTCTCCACATATTACCAGTTCCCCATTGTTGAGCACTGTTGATGAAATCATCATAAGACTCAGTAACAGTTTTGGCACGATCCAAGATTCTTTGGTCAGTGATAATTGTGTCCAAAACTTCTGTTGGGTCTGAGTAGACGTTCTTAATAATGTGTGTATAAGAACGACTGTGAATCATTTCCATGAAACCCCAGACTTCCATGCATGCCTCTAGTTCAGGTAAGCTACAGTAAGGAATAAAAGCCATCCCAGGACCACGCCCTTGAACGGAGTCAAGCATAATCTGGTACTTGAGGTTAGAGGTATAGATATGTTTTTGTTCTGGACGAAGCGTGTGATAATCTCCACGGTCTTTCTGTAATGAAACTTCTTCTGGTCTCCAAAAGTATCCAAGTTGTTGAGTTGTCAATCTTTCAAACACTGGATACTTATAGGAATCATATCTCTGAATCCCCAATGGTTTACCAAAAAACATTGGTTGTTTCTTTGAATCATGAACCTCAGTGTTAAACACTGTCATTCCTTCCACTTCTCTCATAATCTTATTTCCACCCACTGGCGAAACTTTAAAATTGTAGTCAGACTGCGCAAGAGTCACACTCTCCCTCCTCGGTTTGATCTAAACTGTCTAAAAGATTTTCTAATTCTGTATTTGATTTTTGTGAAGTATCAATCACATCATCACTCTTTCCATCATATGTGTTCTGATAATAGGATGTCTTCCAACCATACTTATAAGTGGTAAGAAAGTCCTTTGCCATCTCTGAGACAGGAACTTCATTGTTTGGATAGTTCTCTGGGTTATAAGACCAGTTACCACTAATAGCTTGATCAAAAAACTTTTGCATGACAGACACCACTTTAATATATCCACTATTGTCCTTCATGTCCCACAACAATGTATAGTTGTTTTTCAGGGTGGAATATGACGGAACAACTTGCTTAAGGGGTCCTTTCTTGCTCTTCTTAATGGACAGGTAGTCTCTAGGAGGTTCAATTCCATTTGTTGCATTTGACACAACGGAACTGCTCTCCGATGGCATCTGTGCGGACAAAGTCGAATGTCTGAGTCCGTACTTAAGGATAGATGATCTAAGAGATTCCCAATCATGTTGTAGTGCGATTGAACAGACTTCATCGACATCTTTTTTATAAGTGTCGATCGGAAGGATCCCGTCTGAATATTTAGTTCTCCCAAAATTCTCACAATGTCCTTTCTCCTTTGCGAGTTCATTAGATGCCTTTAGGAGATAATATTGGAATGATTCAGAAAGACCATGAACTGCATCCCATGCTTCTTGTGAGTTATAGTTAAAACCCAACTTGGCAAGATAATGTGCCAGGCCAATGTAACCAACACCCAATGACCTTCTTGCCTTGGTGCAAAGTTCTGCAGCCCTTACAGGATAACCTTGGTAGTCAATTAACTCCTCCAAGCCCCTTACAGCAAGGTCACAGAGGTCTTCTAGTTCCTTGTCAGAATGAATCTTACCAACATTCACAGCAGAGAGAATACACAAAGCAATCTCACCATGTGTATCATCGATGTGTTGAAGAGGATATGTGGGAAGAGTGATCTCCTGACACAGGTTAGACATCTCAACCTTATCTTTGAAGGAAGAGTGAGAATTACAATGGTCGATGTTCATAATGTAGATTCGACCAGTCTCTGCTCTCTCCTTTAGGAGATCCAGAATGAGTTCTTGAGCACTGATAGTTTTTCTTGGTACAGACTGATTTTGTTCATAACCCACATACAACTCATCAAATCGATCAGTGCCAAAAGCATCATAAAGACCTGGCGTGTCATGCGGTGAGAAGAGGCTAATCTCTCCATCTGTAATGAAACGTTCGTAGAAAAGTTTTGAAATTTGGATGGAGTAGTCAAGTTTCCTTACGCGATTGTCTTCGGTGCCTTTGTTGTTCTTGAGGACGATGATGTCTTCGATTTCTTGGTGCCAAATTGGGAAGTGGACTGTTGCTGACCCACCACGGATTCCATTCTGTGTACAACATCGTACAGTTGATTCAAACTTTTTAAGGAAAGGAACAATGCCAGTGTGCTGTACTTCTCCACCCCTGATCTTACTGTTGATCCCACGGATTCTACCTGCGTTGATACCGATACCAGCCCTCTGTGCGACATAACGGCCAATGGCCATATCAGAAGTAAAAATGCTATCCAGGGTGTCATCAACATCAACCAATACACAAGACGCAAACTGACGGAGAGGTGTTCTGACACCCGCCATGATTGGGGTGGGAATGTTGAGTCTGTGTTTTGAGATGGCATCATAGTACCTTTTGACATAAGAGAGTCGTGTCTCTTTTGGATAGTCACGGAAGATAGTAAGTGCAATCATGATATACATGAACTGTGGAGTCTCGTAGACCTTTCCGTTACTACGATCCTGCACAAGATATTTATCTACAACCTGACGAAGACCTGCATAGGTAAACAGAAAATCTCTATCATGATCAATGTATGATTCAACCTTTTGAATCTCTTCTATAGAATATTTGTCAAAGATCTCCTTATCATAAACATGATTATAAGCATTCTTTGTGATGTGATCTACCAGTGATGGTAACTCATGCATCTTACCAAATAATTGTTTTCTAAGAGAGAATAACAAAAGTCTTGCAGCAACAAACTGATAGTTTGGATGATCCAAATCAATCAAATCACTAGCACTCTTGATAAGAATTTCTTGAATTTCTTCAGTGGTAATTCCATCATAAAATTGAATCCCTGATGTCATCTCAACTTGAGAGGCAGAAACACCTGCTAATCCTTTTGTTGCCTCCTCAACCATCAAGTGCATTTTATCAAGATCAAGAGCTTCAATTCTCCCATCTCTCTTTTTGACCTTTGTTCCGTTACTCATATCTTTTTCCAGGTGGTAAATTTAAGTTTAGCTTCTAACCCAGTATAGGTGTTAGTTTGAATGATGTTTTTAATGTCTCTTCCAGACAACACCATATCATTAAGATCTTTCTCTATTATGTTTCCAGGCCAGATGACGACTTTGTCTCCTCTGGAAATCTTATCTCCAATCCTCCTGACAATTTCTTTATTACGGGGTTCATTATCAAATACATAGACTTTATCGCTTCCCTCAAGATCACATATTTCACCGTCACTACCACACAAAGCCACACTATTAGGGAGGAAAGTGCTGTCGAACGGTCCTTCGACGATATAGACGGGAATGCCTTTATCAATTCGATCAAGCCCATAGACTTTTGGTTCATCATCATCCAACATAATGGTTAAGTATTTAACAGGGTTTGTGGAGAGGGCTCTTCCCTGAACACCAATAAGTCTTTCATTCCTAACAAGAGGAATCACAATTCTCTCTTCACCATACTGTGGACTCGAAAATGATCCAGGTTTGAGAGTGTTCACAAACTTTTGAAA